AGCGCTCTGCACGTCCCGGTTGCCGCTGTCGATGCCGCCTACCAGGCCAGCCGTGATGAACTGGCCAATCTGGTGGAACAAGCGCGATGGCGACTTGATGCCCAGCGCGCGCTTGATAGCCGTCTCCATCGACTTCGCTATCTTCAACATCTGCTTGTCGATGGCCTTTTCCTGGGATTGAAGTCCCCGGACCAGTCCCTTTGCGGCGTTGATGCCCGCTCCGTACATGCTGTCAGCGACAACCGCACCAGTGGACTTTGCCGAACTGGTCAGCGTCGACTGCATGTTGTTGAGCTGCGCTATCTGACTGCCGTTGGCGCCCATCAAGGCCTGCGCTGTAGCGCCACCCTGATCAACACCGGCCGAAGCTAGCTGCTCAATCAGCGAAGACGAAAGCCCGCGCTTCTTAAGCTCCTTCAGCTCATTCGCGAACTGGACAGCAGCCTGCATTTGGTTCTGCATGTTCGCCAGCACGTCGCCCGTAGTGAGGACAGCGCCGTCCGCCTGCGCCTGCATGACCACCGAAGCGCCCTGCATGATGCCGCTGGCTATGCTGTCCCGTTCGGACGTCCATTCCTTCTGAATGTCCTTCAGGTGGGACTGCGCTGCCTTCAGCCGCTTTGCGACGCTGTCACGCTGCTTAGCGAGTTTCTCTAGCTGCACGCCCTCTTGCTTGACGTACGACTCAAGATGCGAGATTGCAGCCTCATGCGCCTTGATCCACCCCGAGTGACCCTTGCCTGCCTTCGTGCCGAGCATGTCAGCGAGCCGATTCCGAGCCTGTATCAGCTCAGTCTCGGTCTTCTTAATCGCGCTCTTTACCTGCGACAGCGAGCCGGTTAGCCCGTCAACTAGACCCTGGTTGACCCAAATGCCTAGCTGCCGGAACACCTTGCTGGGGGAGTTGATGCCGAGTGCGCCCTTGAAGTGCGTCACCATGTCGCCTGCGGTTTCCCGCACTGCGGCGTGAGCCATTCCAGCATTCTGCCGAACACCTGCGGCGATTCCCTCGGGGATGGCCTTACCGACCTGGTCCCGGAACTTCTTTGACGGGCTGTTGACGTGCAAAGCAGCCTTAGCGTGCGCGAGCGCGTCTTCGGCCAACCCGCCGAGCGAACTGAACAGATCACCGACCTTGTTCTTGATGCCGGTAATGATGCCCTGAACGATGGCCGTACCGATGCTCAGGAACTTGGAACCGATGTTCTTGACAGCGGACCAGGCGTCATTGAGTTTCTTGGAAATCGTGTCCTTGATATCGCCCATCGTTTTGGTGATGGTGTGCCAAGCGCCGGTGATCGGGTCAATCATCGACTTTTTGATTTCCAGCCACGTAATCAGCGCAACGGCCTTGATGTCAGACCACTTACCGCCAAGGTAGCTCGATACGGCGTCCCAAACGCTGACTAGCTTGTGCCAGACCGACATGACCGGGTTGACAATGTTCCGCTGTACGGATGCCCAGACCGACTTTGCCACCGACTTGATGCCGTCCCAGGTGCCGCTTAGGAATCCGGCGACAGCGGACCAGGTCGACTTGACCTTGTTCCAAACGGTCGTGTGGAAGCGATTCCAGAGGGCGACGAGTAGGGCGACGAACGGCGCGAAGATGATCAGCAGTAGCGGCCACCACTTCCGGAAGAATCCGGCGATGGCGTTCCATACCGTGGACGTGGCGTTAGCCACCCAGTGCCAAGCCTTGACGATCGGGTCAGTGACCGTGTGCCACGCGGAGGAAAAGAAGTTGGCCACAGCGCGCCAGGCCACCGTTACGAGATTCTCGATCGTGTGCCAAGTGCTCATGGTCTGGTCCGCCAGCCAATGCCAAGCGGTACCAAGCCCCTGCACGACCGTGTGCCACGCGCCGGAAAGCCACGATGAAACTGACTTCCAGTGCGTGAACAGAAGCGCAATTGCTGCACCCAGCGCCATCACGCCAAGAACGATGTACGTCACTGGGTTCATAAGCATCGCATCGGCGAATACCAGCGCTGCACCTGCCGCCGCGTAAAGGCCGTAGGTCAACACACCGCCGATGGCGCCACCCACCGCGATGACAACGTCCTTGTGCTTAGTCAGCCACCCGACACCATCGACCAGGGCCCCCACGAACTGCGTGAATGCAGGCAGCAGCGACTGACCTATCTTGATGCCGATGGCTTCGGCAGTGCCCTTGAATTCGGCCATGCGCTGATTGAATGTTTTCTGCACGTCCGCCCAGCCTTCAACGGACTTTCCACCTTCCTTGACGTGCTTGCCGATGCCGTCCACGTTCTTCTTGAACGTGTCCATGTGCGAGCCCGTAAGCATCAGCGCACCCATCATCGACTTAGTTCCGCCGACCATGGTGGACAGCGCGCCGATATAGGTCTTCTTCGCGCCGCTGGCCTTGTTGAGTTCGCCCTGAAAGTCCTTGCTACTCTTCGAGGCCTTTTCCAGGGTCTTGATGAAGACATCGCCACCGGGGCCCATCTTGTTCTTGATGGCGTCCGTAAGCGTGTTCAGCGTCGCCGCGAGCCCCTTCGAGCCCAGCTCCTTGGAAACGGCGTTGGCATTAAGCCCCAGCCCCTTCATGGTCGTCGCTGCCTTGGCCGATGGGTTGGACAACTGCCCAATCGTCTGGCGCAGATAGGTAGCCGACACGCGCGCATCCGTACCCTGCGAAGTCATCGTGGCCATGGCCCCGAGCACTTCGTTTAGCTTCACGTGCGCAGCAGCAGCCACAGGCAGAATGCCGGACATGGAGCCAGCAAGGGCTTCCAGATTCGTCTTGCCTTCGGCCTCAGTGCCGACCAGCGCGTTCATGACGTCGGTCGTGTTCTGCGTGTTCTTGGCTACGTTCGAGCTTTGCAGGTTGTAGGCGTTCATGGCCGTGGTCACAGCGTCGGTAACCGTGGCCAAGTCAGCGGCACCAACCTTGGCACCCTGCGCGCTTACGCGAAGCACGTCGAGCGCGTTCTGTCCGTGGAAGCCAGCGGACTCAACCATGTACAGGCCTGCGGTTAGATCCTTGGTCGACTCACCGACCTTGCCCGCCATGGCCAGCACACCATCGCCGACCAGGCTCATGTTCTTGGCGGACTCGCCAGCACCAGTGCGAACACGGGTCATTTGAGTCTGAAAGTCAGCGGCCATGTGCGCTGTCTTGACTGCGACCACGCCAGCGGCTACGCCAATGCCGAGCAATGCAGCCTTGGCCACACCGCCCATCTTGGCCATGTTGCCGCCACCCTCGCGTTCCACGCTGGCTAGCTCAGTCTTGACACCCTTGGCCGTGGTCATAAAGCCCGTAGAGCGGCCGAGAAACTCAATGAATACGGGAGGCAGAGCACCCATAGCGAAGCTACCTCCCTAGAATTTCTTTCCGTTGACGGCCGCAGCCCACGCGCCCTCGAAATAGCCGCGAACCTTGGGCGATGCCTTATCCACCCCAGGTTTGAAGTACGGGTACCGGGCTTCAATTTCAGCTTTGTAGCGGTTTTGGTAGCCGCCCCGTCCGCCCGCCATTACGACTTGCGACCATTCCCCAGTGCCCCCACGTCGGGCCCTTTTGCTCTTGCGGATGGACTGGAGTAGTTCGCCGGTTAGTTGACCTGGTCCACCAGACCGGGGGATGTGGTCCGGCGTGCGACCGGTGCGGAAAGCTGGTGAACCGGATTCAGGGTCGGGGCCCTTGCCACCCCAGCGGGGCATACCGCGCATGCCGCCCTTAATTCGCCGCTTGGTATACGCGGTTGCCTTGCCCAGCGCTGCGCGGGTCGCTTCATCGGAAGCAAGCTGCATCTTTTCAATGGCGGCGCCAACCTCGCCAACACCCTTGACTACCGCGCCGAAACCATCAGCCATTAGCGGCCCGCTCCTCAACTATCTTGCGAGCCTTGCCAACGGCGTCGTCTACGGCTAGCAGCCAATCCAGGGTCACGGCGGATTCCCCGCTGAGTTCGGATGGGCGACAGCGCAGCAGCGTGCACAGTCGCCACACCCGATACTCTTCCGAAGGAATTTCGTCCGCTGTGTAGTTGCTCCCTGCCCCGTTGTGGGAAAGGGCCTCCGTTAGGCGACGGAGGCCACGGAAGGGGACGCAGGATCAGGGTTCGGCTCGAAGTCAGGGTTTAGCTGCGCCAGGTACGGCGACACGGCCTTACGCAGCGCGTCAAGGTCACGCCCCGCAAGATCCTGCACGGCATCCGCCGACACGGGGAAGCCATAGGACCAACCGGCGACGAGCGCAGCAACAAGCGCGTCGTTTAGCTCTTCGAGGAGGTCAAAGGCTTCGCCCATGCCCGCCGCGATACGTAGCTGCTGCTCAGGGGTTAGGTCGATGCCGTCGCCCTGCGCCTGCGCCTCAGCAACGGCCGAAGTGAACGCGGGGAGACCCGCTAGCTTGGTCTGAATGCGCTTGATGGGCCTGCGCTGGCGCTCGGTAACGTCGGCAACCTCGCGAAGGTCAGCGGTCGCGCCGGAAGGGAGAGTCAGATGGATCATTAGTTGTACGTCCCGGAGGTCACGGCGTTCTGAACGGTCACCTTGATAGGCGAATACCCGCCCGACGCGCCAATGTCGGTGGTGTTGGCAAGCGCAGTCCACGTAATCGGGACCTCGATGTAGTCCTTGCCGCGCGTGATATCAGCGGCCGAAATGCTGCACTTGCTCATGTGTAGCTTGAGCTGAACGGCAGTAGCGCCAGTGCCAGACGAGAAATTGAAGTCAATCGCAGGCTTTACCGTGGTGAGGTACTGCGTAAGCGCCGTGTCATCTTCCATGATGAGCGTGGCCTTACCGTCGACCTGAACGGGACCACTCCACAGCGTGGAAGGGGCCTGCGTACCATCGACCGGGTTAATCACGGTGACCGGGCGCTTAATGGTCACTTCGCCATCGAGCACACCAGCCTGTGTAACGGCCGCAATCTGCACGACACCAGTCCAGCCGACCAGCGGCGGAATGGCAGTAAAGGACGTGGTCGGGGCCACAACGGGGACAGACCCGAACGTCGTGGTCTTAGCGCTGTACGTCAACAGGCCATCGGCCGTGAACTTGAAACCGACCTCGGAAAACTTCGCGCTGGGGTACTGCCGGTTACCCGCAACGTAGTTGTCATTCAGGGTGTACGTCTTCGGCTGACCAGTGCCCGTGTTCAGGACCGAGAAAGTGTGAGTGAACGGGGCAGACGCGCCGGACGTGACGACATCGCCGAGCACACCAGCCAGCGGGAAACCGATCGTGTCCGGGAAAACGTCCCCGTCAAAGTCCAGCGAGCCGCTTAGGACTCCCGCCACCTGGTCGTAGACGTCGACGAGCGAGCCGCGATAGCCCTTATCGTCGAGTAGCTGCTGATTGTCCTTCGGCGTAATGGTCGTGACCGGGATGTACTGCGACGACGCAACCGGCGTGCCGGGCGTAACTTCCTTGGCAATACCGAGGAATGAGAGAGCTGTTGCCTTGGGCATTAGTTGCCTACCTTCGGGGTGTCAGTGGGCGCAGAGTCAGCGACTGGCGCAGGATCGGGAGCGCTGTCAGAGACAGGCAGGGGAGTGGGGGCGCCATCGGCAAGTGCGAAACGGCCGTCCCCAGGGTCAGCGTCGAGCGTCACGCGATCGCCAGGGTGGACGTTCAGCGCAAGCGACGGGTAATAGCGCTCGTCGTCGCCGCTGTATGTGAATTCAGGCATGTGTCAGATCCTCGTAACGCATTCAATTTCGACAGTTACGCAGGCGCGCTTACCGCCGTGTTCGCTGTCCCACTCGACTTCGGCCGTATCGCCAGTCGGGGCGCTTTTGATGACGTGGCCGCCCAGCGTGATATCCGATCGCACGATTGCAATGACGGCGTTGGCTAGATCCATGGCGCGCGAGTAGGCCACCTGCCCGCTGTCACTGCCCCGGAACACATCGACGACGACAGCGACGGAATACGACTCGTCAAGCCAACCGGCGCCACCCCCGCCAACCATCGAAGCAACGTTCAGATGCCTGCGCACCTGGCCGATAGCCACAATGTCATCAGGCTCGTTCGGCCCCGGTTGGTCAAAGCAGACGAGCAACGACGCGCGGACGTTGTCAGGGTCGGGCGCAAGCCCAGCGGTGCACTGGTCAAAAAGCCACTGTCGGACCGCTGGTGCTGTGCTGGAAGGGATGCTCATGCGATACCCGGCCCCCGGTAGTAGGCCTGCCAGAGTTCGAGGACGCGCGAGGGAATGGCAAAGCCCGTGTGAACAACGGCTTCGCCACCGTCGTAGGCGCCAGAGTTGAACTTCGGCCGCCCTCCGCCTTGCTGCGTCATCTGCCACAGATGCCGGATCAGCTCAAGCACGCCTAGGCGCACGGTCCACGGGACTTGTCCCGCGCGGCCCGCTGTGTACACGACTTTGATGTTCTTCGCGCCGAAAGCGAACGTTGCAGCCTCGCCCCCGAAAGTGCGGCGCGTGATCTGCCCCGTGTTGGTGTCCACGGTGAAGGCAAACGCGTTGGTTTGCCCGCCTAGGGCTTGCTCGGTCAGCGGAAAGGCGGAAAGCCCGTAGTACTCCGTGATGCTCAGCACGCTCGAAACAGGCGTGAACGCTGGCACAATCTGTGAAACCCCGCCGTCGAAATACTCCGTGTGGGATTCCGGGATGAACGGGCCGCAATGGTTCCGGGCAATCTCAGCAGCAGCGAGAATGAAGCCCTGTAGCTCGTCATCCTGGCGCGTATCCGCAGGATTGATGTTCAGATGGGCCTTGACGCTGGGCAGGTCGACGAGCTGTTCGACGCCGAGGGGGCGCACCTGAAACTGAGTCTCGCTGCGCCAGCCAACACCCGTGCCGGTAGCAGTCCAGCGGGCAAGCCAGACACCGCTAACGCTGACAGACGGCACGACGGCCGTGTACGCCCCGCTGACAGGCCCAGAGACCACGGGCGAGGTGACGGCCCCGGTCGGGTCTGTGAGGCTCAGGGAGACGCTCACAGCCCCTTGCGGAGCATTGCCGCTGTCATCGAGCGGGGTCGCCGAAAGCGCTACATCCTGCCCGGCAAAGTAGATCAGCGGCATGGGTCACTACTCCGTAGGGTCAGCGGCAGGCTTAGCGGCCCGCTTGGGCTTGTTGGCCAGCGCATCGGCAACAGCGTCCGCTAGCAGTGCGCGGGTGCCTTCGCTGAGGGGTTCCGGGTTGACCTTGTTCAGTTCGCCAGCAACCCATGCGAGCTGTTCACGCACGCCAGCCTCGCGGCCCTTGTCCTTGTCCTGCTGTGCGTAGCCCAACTCGACGACGAGCCCGTTGGCGTAATTGATGGGGTTCATTTGGTCCTCTCGGGTAGGGGATCGGGGGCCACATACGGATATCCGTAGGTGACCCCCACCACTAGCTCAGACTTAGAAGGTCGGAGCAACCAGGCCCGTACCGTTGATGACAGAAATGCTCTTCGGGTAGCGCGCAGGCTGGAACGACATGTAGTTGTACAGCCGCACGAACACGCTGAGCTGGTTGGCGTAGGTCTGCGGGAAAGCCTCCGCCTTGACGTTGCCTTCCCACGCCATCAGGTCAGCCATGCGAGCCACAATGATCGGGTCCTGGTTGGTACCCGCGCCAAGGTTGGTCGGTAGCAGCGAGTCGACGTAGACAGGGAGACCCTGAAGCGTGCCGACGTAGCCCTGTGCGGCCACCTCACCCTGGTTACCAACGGCGTTCATCGGCGAGTTGGCCGAAGGCGTAACCAGCGGGCGACCCGTGGTGTCAGACGCCGCAAGCAGGTAAGCCCACCGGCGCGGGTGCATGATGATCGTGTCCGGCGGAAGGAACCGGTTCGTGTGCACGGTCTGAATCGCGTTGGCGACCTGCGAGTACAGAAGCGCGACAGTCGGGGAGGCCTGCGTGTAGGTGATCGCGTTGGTGCCCGACAGCGTCAGAATTCCGGTCGGGTTACCGCCGGAACCGGAACCGCTCAGAATCAGGGTGTTGTACTGAGTGGCGTACGCCGCAGCAAGGTCAGCAAGGATGACGTCATCCACGTTCAGCGGCGACTGCTCTAGGAGCTGAAGGCTCACAGTCTGGCCACCGGCAATGGTCGTCACGGTGGACGAAATCGACGTAGTGGTCAGGTCGGTCTGCTGAACCGCAGAGTTCTGCGTGGCCTGAACGGCGACAGCGGTGCCGGTGTTCACCTTGGGCACGTTGATCGAGTCAGTGCCCGCAGGGAGCGCGCTGGTCGGGACCAGGTTGCCGGTAATACGG